GCAATAATGGAGGCGGAACTTGGCTAGAGGAAGTGTTAAAGGTAACTATTTTAATATTGGAGATCCTTATTCTGAGTGGTGCAGAGATAAAAAAGTTTACATGATTGATATGGATGCGGTTGGGATTTGCAAACTTTGCAAAACTCCACTTTATTTGGCCGAGACTTGTTTTGATCGGGGCCAATCTTTTAAGGCAACTACAACTACAGAAGCTCTAGCAAGATTATCTGGTTTACCTTCATTCCTGGTTTTTTATTCTGCTAATGAAAATCGTAAAGTTGAAAGTTTAAGAGTAACGCAGCTCACACCAGAAAAAGGTAAAGAAACACTCATGTTGCCAGAAAGTTGGTTTGAAGTATTAGAGCTTCTCCAGGAGCAGCATTATCCGCATTGTTTAAAAAAGGCGGTGTCGTGAGTTTATTTTTTGTATCTGATTTAACTGTATTAAAGGATGTAAGAGTAACTAATCAAGATTATAGAGTTTATAGCTGTTTAGTAAGTTATATGAACAAGGAAACTGGAATTTGTTACCCAAGGCACGAAACTATCTCGAAGGCTATTGGGATGTCTCGTACAGCCATTTATAGGTGCATTAAACACCTTGCCAAGCTCGGCTATGTAACAGTTAAACGCAGATCCTCTACTAATGAATATTATTTATCGCAGCAGCTTAATTTACAGGAAATACGAAAAAAAAGCATAAGTTCCAAATATGCAACATCTGATGTTTCAAATTCGACTGATATTAATAAAACTAATAATATTAACTATAGTAGGTATAGAGGATATAATAAGTATCAAAGAGCAAAATATTCTCCCCCCACCGCTAATCATTCTAAAACAACTATAAAATATAATGGCACAACTTATAAGTATCATTCAGAAGAATATCCTTACATCCACTATATTAATTCCGAAGGCGCGGTAATTGCCAAACATAAATTTAAGAAAGATGAACCTATAAAAAAGTTTAATGCCTCTATAAGAGAGGCAAGTTGAAACTTAGGTGCGTTAAAATAATGGATATACTGGATGAGGCTGGATTGGCTGAAAGATTTATGCCAACAATTAGAGTACCAAAAGCAGCATCAATGTTTGATATTTTAAAGTTTAGTTATGATCCTAAAGATCATGGTTATTGGAACTCCAAAAAACTTAAATTAAGAGCTAACAACAAACAAATTAACTGCTGGGATCTTACAATAATTGAATTGTTACCTTTGGTTGAATTGGAGGATAGAAAGATACTTTGGGCCAGATCCAGGCGTTACTCTTGGGTTGCTCTTGGTAAAATGTTTGGTTGCCATCGTGTAACTATTAAAAAGAAATATATTAATGCTATATTTAAACTTGAAAGTAAGCTCAATAAAACTCTTATAGACAAGATTGATAATATTTAGTAATTGAAAAGGTACAGTTAGATATAAATATCTTTAATTTATGGCTGGACATCCTTTAAAAAAAATCCAATGCGAAAGCACAGCTAGAACTTCTGGCAAGCAATGTAGAGCAAAAGGATATTTAATGAAAAGCGGACATTACCGTTGCCGTTTTCACGGTGGAGCTTCTACTGGAGCAATTACAATACAGGGTAAATTACGAGCTTATAAAAATTTAAAACAGTTTAAAAATTATACAGATGAACAATTATTAGTATGGATACAAAACAAACAGAACAAATCATTAAACGTCTAGAACTTGGCGAGCCTTTATCAAAAATTACAAAAGATAAGAAGTTACCAGATCAATCAACTGTTTATAAATATGCAAGAGAAAACAAAGATCTTCACGAAAGAATTATGAATGCCAGGCAAACTGGCGTTTGGACTTTATTGGATAAAATAGCTGAAGATATGGAAGTACCAAAGACACCACAAGAAACACATTTTTTAAGAGAGAAATATTCACACATCAGATGGTTAGCGAGCAAACTTGCAGCTAAAACATTTGGCGACAAAATACAACAAGACGTTAAACAAGATACAACAATTACGGTTAGTTGGGGAAATCCAAATGATATGGTTGAAGCTAAAAAGATTATTGAAGAAGTACAAACAACATCTGTACCGAGCCTACCAAATGGATAAAAAAAAATAATTAACCAAGTTGGTAATAGTTGTTGACAGATTGGTAATACTATGTTATTCCTTAGTTGAATGAAAAACAAAGGAGTAAAACATGGGAAATAGAGCTGTGATTGCTTTTACAGATGAACATGGCAATCAAGATAAGAACAGCGTTGGAATTTACCTTCATTGGAATGGTGGTAGAGATAGCGTTGAGGGTTTTTTACAAACTGCTAAAGATTATGGAATTAGATCTGGATCTTATGGCGTTGCAAGATTAACTCAAATAATCGGTAATTGTTTTCCTGGCACATTGAGTGTCGGGGTTGATATGTTAAATAAACTTGATTGCGATAATTATGACAATGGAGTTTATTGGGTTGATAAAATGTTCAACATTGTTGATAGAGAATACAATACAAGAGCTGACTTCAAAGAGCAGCAAGAGTACAAGTTGGCTGACTTTGTTAAGGGTGTCAAAGAAGATAACGACTTTGTCTTTGATAAAGATCCATACAAGAAGTTAGCTAGTTAATTAAATTTACAGAGCCAGGTTAAGTGTGATGCTTGCCTGGCTTTGTTGTATCTAGCCTGGATAACCTTGGTTTTTCCGTGCTTTTATACAGGCAAAGCGGATCCTCGCCAGCGCGTATGAGTTCGAACAAAACAATAACATTGGCCGGCAACTCCCTGGTTACTCTCTGGTTGGTTCAATAAGATAGAGTTTACAGTAATAGTTGGTAGTATTTAGATCTACGACCCATGTTATCTGCATATAAAAGCAGAACATTGCAAGAACATCGATGGGGTATACCCCGAAAATCAGCCGCGTTTTTTAAGAATATATAAGTTAGGAGTTTGACACACACAACCACAGACGAACAGACAGAATGCACAAATGTATAAAATGTAACAATAAAGCTGACGTAGTAGAAAACAAAATATTCTATTGCGCCAAGTGTCTTTTAAAAAAATTAGGAATACCACTATGGATAACGAAATAAAAAATAAAATGATAACAGCAATGGTTTTTTTGGCCGAAGATACAAACGGCATGGTTATCCATTTAAACGGATTTGATGATCCAAGACACGCAAACAATTTTGTTAAAAAATTAATGAAAAATAGTGGGATTGAATATAAGTCAATTTTAGATTTATCTGAACTACCCACATTACACTAGGAGGAAGAATGGAAAAAATAATTAAGCGATGGAATGGCTGGAGTAGAAACAAAAAAATAGCTGTTGTTGGAGCTGTTATAATTATTGTTGTTGCAATAATTTTATAATGCACATCCAGATACCTTATACACCGCGGCCACTACAAGCAAAGCTGCATGAGGATTTGGATAAACATCGGTTCGCTGTTCTTAACTGTCACAGGAGGTTTGGCAAAACAATCCTGGTTATTCTTCATTTGATTAAGAAAGCTCTTACGAATGATAGAAAAAATCCTAGATATTATTTAATTGGGCCAACATTTGTTTCAATTAAAAGGGTTTGTTGGGATTATCTAAAGCAATACGCTGGATGTATTCCTGGAACCACATTTAACGAAACCGAGTTAAGATGCGACTTTCCGAATGGCGCAAGAATTACTTTAATGTCTGGAGAAGATCCAGATCGTATTAGAGGAATTTATGCAGATGGAATTTGCGTAGATGAAGTTAGCCAAATGAACCCGAAACTTTGGCACGAAATTTTAAGACCAAGTATATCTGACAGAAAAGGGTTTGCTTATTTTATTTCGACACCAGCTGGAATGAGTAATATATTTTATGACTTATACCAGTACGCATTAGGAGATCCAACTTGGCTAGCTTATACAGCTAAAGCAAGCGAAACAAATTTAGTAGATCAAGAAGAATTAGACGCTGCTAAAGCACAGATGGGGGAGAGTAAATTTCTTCAAGAATTTGAGTGCGATTGGGTGGCAAACGTAAGTGGAAGTATATATGGTAACATTATACAAAAAATAGAAGATAAAAACCAAATAACCAAAATTGCTTATGATCCTAGTTTATTGGTTAATACAGCATGGGATTTGGGTTATGGAGACAACACCGCAATAGTTTTTTTTCAACAAGTGGGTAACCAAATAATGGTTATTGATTACTATGAAAACAACAAAGAAGGTTTGCCGCATTATGTTCAATACATAAAAGATAAAGATTATGTTTATGGAGAACACTATGCACCACACGATATAGAAGTAACAGAATTTAGTAATGGTAAGACAAGACGAGAAGTTGCTTATCAATTAGGAATAAGATTTAGAGTACTGCCAAAACTACCGTTAGAAGATGGTATACACAATTTAAAAATGGTTTTACCTAAATGTTGGTTTGATGCCGATACAACAAAACCATTAGTAGCTGCATTAAGACATCATCATCGAAAGTTTAACGACAAGATGAGAATTTTTAGTGCAAAACCCGTTAAGGATTTTAGCTCACACGCTTGCGATGCTGCAAGATACATGGCTATATCTTTATCGGAATTACCAAAAGAAAAATTTGCGGATCAGAAAACAGCTGAAAGTGATTATGCAATACACCAGGAGAAATAAATTATGGGATTTTTAATGCCAAAAACACCAACGCCGCCAGCAATACCAGAGCCAAAACCATTGCCAGAACCACCTTCTTATGAGGATACCGAAAGAGAAGAAGAAGCAAAAAGAAAAAGAGCTGCCATTAGAAGGAATAGAAAAGGAAGATCATCAACAATTTTAACTACAGCTGATGGCTTAGAAGATAATGAATTAACAACCAAAAAGAAAATGTTAGGAGATTAAAATGGGTGGAGTAAGTCAAAGTGGATCAGATAAGTCTGACGATAGAAAAGTAGATACTTATGCAGATCAATTAAAAAAAATTCAAGCAAAAAAATCTAAATATAAAATTAATAAATTTGGTTACAAAGTAAAAAAAACTGCATTTGAAAGATATAAAGAAGTTAATCCAGTTACACAGATCATTACTGCTGTTGCGGGTCAACACAATCTTAACAGAAGAATGAAGTTTGCCAATAAGCATGGAATAAATATTCAAGGTTTAAGTACAACAGAAATTTTGTCAAAAGATTTTAAAAGTAAATTAGATAAAAAAGGATATTCAGTAGAACCAGGGAATGTTGGAAGAAAAAATGATGGCGGCAATAACAATCAACAAATAGCAGAAAAATCAAAAGTAGAATCACAAATGACAGCTGGTGTGGCAACAAATACTGGAACTGTACCAGCTCCAACTAATGCTGAGATTTCACAAGCAAGCTCAACAACTATGTCTGCTGATGAAATATTATTAGCCAATAAGAAAAAAGGTAGATCACAAACTATTTTGAATACTTCGTCTGGTTTAGGATCAAGTAATACTTTAAATTTAAAAAAGAAAACATTGGGAGTATAGATGGCACAAGATCCAAAAGCAAAAATGGTACTTGAGAGATATAAAACTCTTAAAGCACAAAGGGTAACTTGGGAAGATCATTGGCAAGA